ATCTGCATTGACGATAAACAGCCAGTTAGCGTCATCACTTGCAGTACCCGCCAGTAGCGCCAAGTCAACAGGCTTGTTAATCAGATGGGAGGCCAGTACCGACCGGTCATCGGTGGTATACGCATCCTCATTGAAGGAATACAAGAAACCTAGCAGCGATTTACCAAACCGATCCACGAACATAGTCGATCCATCAACATCTTGGACCTCAATATTGCTTGCTCCATGAGATGTCTGTGGTGTGATCTGTACATTCGCTGGTGTTACCGGACGACTCGTTACAGCAAACTCAGCACCCGAGGTAAATATCTGCAGGTTACGACCAGGGTAAACATCGACAATGTCATTTAGTTTGCGAGCAGAAATAGTCGCAAAAATACCGTCATCATCATCGGTATCTACAACGTCGAAGTTGAAAAAGTCGCCAGCCTTAGAAAAGAAAACTGACTGCGGCTTTGATGGCGTGCCACCCAATACCAATCGGCCTTCATAGAAACACGCAGTTTTAGGCCATCCGCGAGTATTAGACCAAACATCCTCTTTTCTAGGTGTGCCGTTTGCGCTTTTCGTAAATGAAACAGTATTGCTGGCGTCACCTTCCGTGAAATAGCCAGAGTACAATTCAAAATCTTTTGTAGATTCACCGGACACAGTGATCGTGTACTGTAATGCGCCGGTTCTTGCTACCGCTACACCCGTCTCACCGTAAACCGGCATGTCCTGCAGGTTCTTTTGGATGTTGAAAACGGTCGCTGCTTGCTCATCAGCCGTACTGTCACCAGCAAATGTGATGTTTTTTGACTGAATTGACTCAATGTCAACCTGGAATCTGTCACCTTTCGCAAGACTGCCGCCACCTAACGTCATGACCTGCACGTCATCGACAGGCGTCGGGCTGCTAGCGTCGTCATAATCGAACTGTGGGACGTTAGTAAACGGGATATTGTCGATAACCCAGTCCGCATCTGTACCAAGATTCACCAAACGAATAGGCTCGAAGTTGCCAAATACCAGCATGACGTTCTCGATCTGCGCTGTTCTTACGCTAGACACGTCAACATCGCCACTTGTATACGTCGGCTTAATGTCCGCAACTCTAGTGGTCTGAATGTTAGAACCCACAAGCTGAGATCGGAAGATTGCAATGTTAGCTTTAGTGAACTCGATCAGGTAATGACGGTCATCCTCAACGCTGAAGTCTTCCAGCTTGCAGTCACTATCCGTTCCTGTTTCTTGGATTAACTGGAATCCTGCCGCCGTGATCGTTGCTGATCCCAGATCAGTCGTGCCAACACGCACCAGACGCCAGTAGCGAGCGTATACGCCAATCTTGATGCGGAAGTCCTGTGGGCTTGTGCCGATCAATGGAACGTCACCTGCATCGGTATACGTCACATCGTCAGCGGAATACTGAACCTTGAACTCAGTCGAAGTGCCAGACGACAAGCTGATCTGCCGAATATCTATAAACTCGATATCAGCTATGTTGCTTGCGCCTTTATCAGCTTTGACTACGACATAATCATTGGTTGTGCCGATTGGGGTTGTTGTCGATGTGGTTGTTGCGTCATTGCTGTAAAGAACGGAAGCAGTGCCACCGTTTGGCATGGTTCCCGTGTAGGGAAAAGATATTACGTTGCGCGTGGTCTGCGCGATGAACTCAGTGCCAGGACGACGACGCAAGCCACCTTGGGGGACGATGACGACGTTATCTGCTGTCTCGCATCCCTGGTAATACTGTTGCAGATCAATACGGCCACGCAGCAGCGGTGATAACTCGCCACTTACAAAGTTGTTCTGAATAAATCGAGACTTAGCCATTGCGCGTCACTTTTACAAAGAAGTCATCGGTCTGAAGAGTGCAGTTTTTATCTGCCTTCGCTTTGAACTGCGCGGCAGACGTTCTTGTGTCTTCATCTCTTATCGGAAACGAGGTGTATCGGGTAGCTTCATACAGCCCAGAAAATTGGAAATTCTGCGTAGTAATGAAAGGCACCTTGTACTGAGTGCCGCCAGAGCCAAGATACAGGTCCAATTCTATTTCGGTGTTGTTGTTGGTAGTTGTTGGCTGGACAATAATCCGCATTTCAACCGTATCGCCTACCGATAACTCACTGAAATCAAACGAGCTTGTCCCCGCGTTCCACAAATTGGTCACGCCCAACGGAAGATAGGCGTTAGTAGTAGTTGTGCCCAATGCGTCATTCGGAACTACCGTTAGAACGCCGGCAGTCAGAGTTAGTGTTGAGGCTCTTGAGTCGTCATATACAGCATAGCCCGCACTCGTGATCCCGGTTCTTCCTACCGTGACAGACTTCTTGCTAACAGCCGTCACCAATAGCTTATAAACCACAGTCGTGTTTATGACGTGGATTACATCATTGACTTGGAACTTTGTAGACGCATCATCGAAATAGTTTGCGGCAGTGACCGTCGCCTGAGAGTCCTCAGTGTAATAGGTGTAAATCCTTGGTGCTGGAGAGGCTCCGCCAACGTGTGAAAGGGTCTCGTTATCAAACGCCATTAGAACCTCACGTTAACGAATGGGTTACTTCTGATTTGCTCCGTAGGATACTGCTGAGAGTCCGTGAATCGCGCCATACGGGACGCATTTACATAAGCCGCTGCCATCTCAGCGCGCGCTGAAGAGCTGTCTCTAATGCTCGCAGCGAAGTCCATAGCCAGTGCGTACTCAATCATCTTTGCAAAGTACACAGGCCACTCATCTTCAGTGACGTTTGCAATGTAGTCAGCGTATAGGGCTTGGGTAGAGTTGCTGTATACCTTGTCACCGTATATCTGATAGTTGGAATCAGGGGTAACAGTGATCAAGAACAGCATGTCAGTAGGTAGCTGGTAGATGCTGCGCCAGCCATTGGGGTCAACCGGGGTATCAGTCAGCAGAGATATCTGTGCCTTCCTACGTGCAAAGCCCCAACGATGCTTTGTCAGCTCGTTCTGGACTATATTGTCGTAGAGATTGTTGGCTACCGTCTCGCGCCTAGTCCCACCAGTTAGTGAATTAATCGGAGTATCCCCGATCAGAATAAGCGCATTGCTAATTAAGTCGATCTTACTCGCCATAACTCACCTAGAAATAGAATGGCCCCCGAAGGGGCCGTGGAACTTAGCTGTCGCCGAGTGCAGTCCCGGAAGCGCAGTCGATTGCAGTGCCATTGTTGCTCTTCACAAAAGTGATAGTAACAGCAGCTGCATCGGAGTCGCTTACGAAAATGATGTCGTTGACTTCAAGCTCGTTGATTGCTGGGAGGAAGTAATCCGCACCAGTCACAGTGGCGATTGAATCAGGTGACGCGTATGCGTAAACCTTCTGTGAGTCGCCCATTCCGCCAATGCGGGATAGCTTTGTGTAATCAAATGCCATGACTTAGCTTCTCCTTACGCAGTCTTGTCGTATTGAACTTTAACGAGACCACCCTCGTCACGTACAACAGAGCCAGCCTTCAACATACCGTTTGAAAGCCAAGCTGTACGCTCGGGAATCCAGTTAATTTCGGTCTTCATGTCGATGCCGATAGCAAGGCCAACAGCTGGACGCTGGAAGAACCAAGAGTCAACAACATTCGCCGCTTCAGTCAAACCACCCTCAGTACGAGTTTCGATGACGATGAACTGGAAGCCACACAGAGTGTTAACTTCACCAGATACAAGCGCCTTGATGTTTTGATAGTCGCTAGAAGTTGCCTTCTCGTCGTTCAACAATCCGCCCAAGCCGCCTGCTTCGATAACAGCAAACAACTCAGAAGATGGAACACCTTGATCACGAAGCTCAACCTGGGCATCGATGACCTTAGCCATTGACAAGTTGGTGCCACCCGCTGGGACTGTAGTAGTCAGCGGAGTAGATGCATCCATCGCGTCAATAACGAGCTGGTCACAACGACGGCCAAGTGCACCTGCGATAGTGTTCGCAAGCTCTTGCTTCTCGTCAAAGTTTACTTCCTGCTGGTCAAAGATGTCGGTGTACTCAGGAGCGTTCCAGTTTGCGAGAGTCGCATTCTTGAACTCATGAGTAACGTCCATTGGAGTGACGAGGTCAGAAGTAGATTTTTGGTTAGCCAAGCCCTTACCCATACGGCGGAACTTGTAGATGTCGCCCACAACATTATTGCGGACAGTAACAGCAGGCTTAAGCATTCCCATACCCTGGTATGCCTGTTTCACCATGCTGTCAAACTCTTGTACGGCAACTGCCGAAAGATTCTTTGACATGGTTCAGTCTCCTCGTTGTCAAAGTTGATAACAATGATTAAGAGGTTTTCTGACTGAGTACCCGGTAGCCGGTCAGTCTTTCAACCTAAAACTACCGGGCCTTAAAAAAGGGGTATCCGATCTCGCGATGATACCACTAATTGTTTAAGTTAGCCAAACGTCTGAGTGTAAGGTTTGTCACCGCCATACTCTTTCATCATGCGCTGGATCTTACGCTCATGATTCATGTCGACAGAGCGCAGCAGATTGCCGTTCTCATCCTTCTTAAACATCTCAGCTTCGATGTCTGGCCACTCGATACCACCAGGCTCGACATAGCCATCGATCGGTAGCTGTGCAGGGCGCATTGACTTAGAGAAGTCTTCAATGAACTCAATCATTATCGCGCTAGTAACAACATCTCGGTACTTTTCATACAGCTCGGGTTCCAAGTTATTCCGCATGATCTGTTCGACAGTAGTAATACGCTCATTTGCGTTCGGTCCCAGCTTGCCGATCTCTTCTTCAACCGATACTTGCTC